AGTTTGACCTTTTTTAGCACTACCAGCGTTTGCAAGAGTGGTTTCATGATCCATTACATATACAAGAGCACTTTCTCTGTATATTACATCAGCATAAAAGTTTGAGTTGCCTGAAGCATCTTTAGCATCTGAAGCCTGTGAAACACCAGCAAACTTTTCTAGAAGTGATCCAGCAGTTCCTGTNATTCCGCCATCTTCATCAACAACGGCAATATGCATTTCATCTAATGAACCGCCAGCAGCAACAACATCATCTGTTGAAGTTGGTGGGCCGTCAAAGTTGAAATAATATTCCCAATGTCTTAGAATTTTAGCGTTATCAACAAGAGCGTGTCTTAGTCCGCCTGTTTCTGTTTGACCAGTAGCAGTATTAAATCTTGCGATTGTTAATAGATGAGTTGATATTGCTGTTATTTTATAGTAATGTCCTGAAGGTGCACCATCAGTTGAAGGTACATTACTTGCATCTCCAAATTCTAGTATGTCACCAACTTGCATTAAACTACCATCGTCAACAGTAATTGATGTATCTCCGATAGCAGCAGAAGCGTCAGCAACTAGATTACCACTCATTGAGTGTGGTCCGAAAGCAGTTGAGTTTGAACAGACAGAAATTTTAAGTGAGTTTCCTAGAGTTCCTGCTTCACGAGCGGCGTATGCCCCCACATTAGCAGCAAAACTAGCAGCACTTGAATAATTGTCTAAGTAATCAGTTGTATTTTTTATTAGAATAGCAGTACCTGATACAGCAGCATTTACCATGCCTGTAATCGGTCTTACTACCTTTAGATTGTTTCCGTATCCTAAAAAGTTTGCAGCACAAAACCATTCTTCAAAATTAGATGAATTTGGTTTACCAAAAATATCAGCCAATTCTTTTTCAGATGAAATAGTTGTAATCTCATCTATCGGCCCTTTTTCTGCTGTAATTACTATACCACCTGAAGTCGTTGAGACAGCAGGAATGACATTAGTAAGATCCTTTTCAGTTACGAGAACACCTGGTGATACTTGAAAAGCCATATTTTAGTTCTCCTTAATATTAAGTTTATTAGTTATAACCCTTTGATGATATTTATATATATTGAAAACTGTACTATTCCCCTTTTCGGTAAGATACGGGTTGCCACAGTACTCCTGCATCATCAAAAAATGAGTTATTGCGACCACTCGGGTCGTCTAGTCCGTTATCAATAAATCCGAAAGGTGCCATATCTGCTTCGAGAGCATTCTTTTGATCGGCAAACATTTGTCCACGAACATCAACATCTGTTAATTCTTTGAAGTATCTCTGATTTGCTAACCAAGAGAATATTACAAGACACATAACTAAGTCGTCAGTTGAACCTGATTCTGCTTCAAAAGATTTTCCTTTAGATATAAAAGTAGATAGTTCAGATATGATATCAAAATCATTGATGATTAACTTGTCTCCTTCAATTAAACTTTTGAGATTAGAAGTACCAATTCTCTTAGTACCTTTAGTCATTCTTAAACCTAGTTGATTGCCTCTACCACTAAAACCCCCACCTAAAACTTGTCCTGAACGGCCTCGTTGCGTTACCATCATCATATTGTCATACTCTAACTCAAATTGTAAATTGTCAGCAACTTGCTGACCTAAGTCATTTATTTCTACAAGTATGAAAGCGTTGTTATAATTTTTTGCTACTTTTTCTATGACACTTGGAAATACAAGAGGTTTAATTTCGTTGTTTCTATACTTTGCTACTATTTTATATGGTGCTTGTGTAACATCTAGAACAACAAAAGCTGAATAGTCATTTGATAATCCTCTTGATACATCAACACACATTGTATAGATGTGATTTGATATTGGCATTTCGTAAACATCTAAACCACCACTTCGTATCGGAGTTGCAACTGGCATTGTTTTAATCTTACTTGCATTAATAAGTGTATCAACACTACCTAGAAACTCACATTCAAATTCTGTTTGAAATTGTGCTTCACTTGTGTTCTTAATTGTTTCTTGTTTCCACTTTTCATCTCGACCTGGTACTTCACTCCAATGAACTTCGATAGGCTCAAAAGTACTTTTTTTATTAACAGCATCCATCCACATTTTATAAAACATATTCATTCCATGTGGTGTAGATACTATCATCACCTTTGATGATTTACCAGAAGATATAGTAGGATAAACTGAACTAAAAAATTCTTCAGCGATATTATTAGGTACATAAGCAAACTCATCTAAGAATATTATATTAAAGGTACTTCCTCGAACAGCACTAGAAGATGTACTCGCCGCTACGATTCTACTTCCGTTTTCTAGTTCAAGTGATCCTTTGTTCCAGTTGAGAACGCCTTGTTGCATCCATTTAGGTAGATGCTCGTAAGCCAATTGCAAACGACCTAACAAATCTCTCGCTGTTGAAGATTTGTTGGCAAGTATTGCAACATTCACATTATCATTAAATAAAACATAATGTAAGAGGTATGATACAATGATAGTTGACTTTCCACTCTGTCTAGGTAATTTACATATTGTAAATCTATTATCGTGGAAAGTATCTACCATCTTCCGCTGAAAGTCGTACATTTGAAAAGGCACAAGACCTTTATCAATCGTAACAATTTTTAAATAGTGTTCTATAAAATATTTAGGATTATTTAAACACTTAATAACTTCTTCGACTTGCTTCTTTGTAAATCGAGAAGGTGTATGAGCCTTTTTTAAATTAGGATTACCTAAATATTGTTCTGTTTTTGACATTGTTTTTTAAATTTTTAAAGTTTCTGATAAGTTTTTAAAAGATATTCTTTTATCTTTTGCAGGATCTTTTGCTTCACGAAAAGGAATAGGATTCATTAGTACATACATTTTTTCTCCAAGTAAGTTACCACTTGTAAAGTCTGATGGATAATGAAACCCTGCTTGTACTCTACCTAATCCACATTCATATGCCGCTTCAATTAATTGTTTCTCGTGTTGAGGAAACTTACCAGCAACATATCTTGCAATTAATACTGATTGAACTGCATGACCACTTGGATATGATGGTGTTTTATTTGTCTTACTTGGTAATGTGTTAAGTGTTTTATCTACTTCTATTGGTCGTTTTCTATTGAAATGGTCTTTAAAGTGTTTAATAATAGAAACTGATTCATCAATAATCTGGTCAAACTCGTTAGGATGAAATACTAATCCTTGTTTTTCACAAACTTTACGAATTGCATAGAAAGGTTCTTGGTCATGATTTTTAATTGATTCAACATTTTCTGCTGTTCTATTTGCAACAATAACTTTTACCTCTTGTACCTCATCTTCATCCGATATAGGTGGAGGAGGTAGAGTAATACTATCTTCTATTTTATCTCTAAAAAATTTCATTTACTTTTTTTCTTTCAACATTTTTTGTAGTTCTGTTGTAGAGCCAACAAACAAAGCATTGGTTACATTTTTAGGTCCTGTGTTTGGTACCTCTTTTACTTTCTTTAACTTCTCTTGTAAGTCTAAAAGATTCTGTGATACTTCACTTACAGTTTTAATTAATTGTCCTGCAACTTCATATGCACGAGGATGTTCTCCTTCTTTTGCTAAACTAAGAATACCATCGATTGCTTCATTACCTTTATCAAGTAAGTTATAAAGATTTTTTCTACCTGTTTCAAAGTCTATATCAGGATCTTTATCTTCTGGTACAATAACATCTTTACTCACTTCTTTTGGTTTTTCTATTGGCATTACCTCGGCAGTAATACCTAAAACTTCATTTAATGTTTCATCAATTTTACTCATGTTAAAGTCCTCTCAATTACTTATCGTCACCAGTGGCTTCATCATAATTTAAACCGTCATCAAAGAAGTCTAGTGTAGAAGTATATGTATAAGCATCATCTTTGTCAGCACTTGTTGGATTAGGTGTGACTGTAACTCTTTCACTTCTTGAAGGTGATTGATCTGCTGTATTCGTATATAAGTCAGCAGATACTTTNTTAATTANAGATGATGTAGATATTGGTCCATACAAATAAACTTTTGCAGTAAATGTCATAGTGTAAATTATTCTTCTATTAGATGTTAAAGAACCTGCATAACTATCTTCATAATCAACACTTTCTAGTATGAATGGTATATCTCTTTTTGTTCCCATTGTACTATCTTCTATCATAGTAACAGTATAGTCAGGTTGAAAATATGGTAGTATCTGTTCTACTATTTGTAAACCATCGTCTGAATTAGAAACAAAAACACCTAAAGAAAATGTTATATTATATGGTACAGGTATATATTGAGTATTTAACTTTGTTGTATCTGCGTTTGTAGTCACCACAGAGTGTTTTTGATTCTTGTTTAACTTTCTACTAGCATCATAACTATAGCCAGTTATTTCAAATGACATTCGAGGTAGAGTGATTGCCACAGATGAATCATCACCTGTTAAGTCCGCTTGTTGATCTAATCTTGCTATAAATTTTTCTTTAGGTGAATATGATAAGGGTACTTTAATATTCTGTAAAGGATTCCCGCTAGAATCCAATCTCTTAATATTCACATTGTTAAATATTGTACCAAACGCAATAACAGTATTACGAATCTTTTTATGATAAAAATGTTCTCCAAACATTAGTATTCGTCAACCTCACCAAATGGATTTCTTTCGCTGAAGTCTAGTATATCATCTGCCGTTGATGATGTNTTTGTACCTGCAGCTGTTTCAAACGCTTCGCCTTGATCTACTGCTTGTTGTGTTGACATTGTAAAGTCCTCATTGATAATATAATCTATTGCACCAATACTATTTTCTAATACAAATGAACCTACTTCGTTTTCTAAAGTAAACTGGAAGTTCATTGTGTCAGTTGATAACGAATCTTCGGTACTATCAATCTCAGCAATACCTGTATCAATTCTTTCTGAACTATACTCAAATTTAGTACATGATAA